TGGATAGAACGAGATAATACGGATTCGTCCATACCAAAAAGTTTAGACATAGCCTGCCGTGCCATAAAATTGGTTTCTAGGTGTTCGCCTTCTTGTTCAAGAATTTGATTCATTATGTCTGCCATCTCATTTGCTTCACCGCGGAATTGTGCTTGTCGATACAAATTAGTTAAACTCTCGCCTTGATCATTAACTAATCGACGACCGGTTAATGCTTGGTATTCTAATTCATTCCCAACACTCTGTTCGATGTTTAATAATGCTTCGCCAGTTTTATTTAAATCAGACATTGATAGCCCCAATGCTCTAGATTTTAAAACTGCTAATTCTAATGATCCTGGTATTCGGCCGAATTGCAATTGAAGATTAGCTGTTAACTTTCCAATATCTTCAACCAAATCACGATATGTCCCAGTTAGACCGGTTGAGTCTTCAATTGCAGCTGCAATATTTAATTGATTATCTAACTGAGCTTTTCCTGATTCAGCGATGGTTGATGCATATAATTCATATCCAGCCGCAGCTTCAGCTGTTACCCCTAATTGGGTAACCATGATTTTCTGAGCTTCAAATAAGTTTTTACGATATCCAGTTATTGCTTTATCTCCACCAACGAATCCGGTTGCTATAGTATTTAAATTTTTAGCATACTCAGTAGTAGTTTCAATTCCAACCTTAAACTCAGCAGATATTGTTTCTAGTTGATACCCGAATTGGGCTGCACTTTTACTTGATACCCCAAATATTGTATTTAATGCAGAATATCGTTGTTCTAGAGCGGTAGCATTTTTAGCTACTTCCATTAATACAACGGATACACGTTCACTGATGCCGATAGTTGCTTGTATACCAGCCTGAAGCGAGTTGATACTAGCAGCGGCATCTAATATATTTTTACTAAATCCTTCAGCCGCGTCGCCTAAATCATCTAAGCCAGAACCTAATTTTATGCGATTGGATTTTAATTTTAATATTTTATCGTGGTTAATATTCATGTTTGCCTAAACATCTTTATTATAAATATTTACTTAGGAGGTTTTGCGATGTTAGGTTGCGAAGCAGATTTACTTGAATTATTAGGTTGTAACTTTTCGTTTAGTTTATTGACCCACATTCGGCGCATTGGAATCGGCATATTGTATATATCTGTAAATGTCCATCGGCCTTCTCCATACCATATTAAATCAAATAAATTTTCATGCAATATTACACGATCTGCTGGTTTAAATCCAAAAAAAGTCTGATCCAATTGGAAATGTAGATTGGAAGGCCTCCATATCGCCTTCCGTTGTCTCATAAAAGAATTCGTATGTTAAATTTAATGTAGGTTGAGTTTGTCTTATATGTGTTCTAAATTTTCTAGATTCAATCGGAGTTAGTTGCACTCGTATAAAATTTTGTATGAAATCAGGATTTCTGTTTTCATTTATAGATCGAATCGATTGGGTTAAAAAATAACTTATAGTAGAATCAGTTGGAATATTATTTAAAACAGACGCTGGAAGATATCGATATTTAATAGTATGAGTATCATCTATTTTATAATCAAATTCGCCATTTTCATCTGATTCCAATTCAAAAGCCACTGGTCTTAATTTATTTAAATTTACTGTTTCTGAAATAGATTTACCGTTTGGCGCTTTAACCGTAACCGGATAATCAGCTCCATATCCACTTATACGAGCTGAAATGATTAACCATTCTTTATCTGCCTCTATCAATGTGTCGACATTAAATCCAGGAGTAATAACCAATGATGTTATTAACTTATCAAAAACTATACCTTCTTTAATATACGACCCATTAGTTAAAATATCTTCATCATATGCAGTCATATGTCGCATTTCTACAATGCCTTCGCTACATGGATTTGATTTTGGATATACTTTACCGCCACTAGGTAAATGAACAATGACTCCAGGTATTTTCGAAGTTTGTGTTTTTTCGTAATTTTGTTTGGCTAATTCAATTAAATTGTTGTTTGAAACTCGCGTTGATACTTTTGACATACTTTCCTTATTATAACTTTATTATAAATATAAGATCAGTAAAAATGGGAGCCGAAACTCCCATTGTAATACTTATATAATTTGTATATTTTTAGAAATTCAAGAATGCCCAGTCATATCTTAATGTTGCCGAAATCATTACAGCATCAGTTGTACCCCAATCTAATGAACCAAAATTAACATCTGCTAAATATGTTCCTTTTAATGTCCATTCTTCAACCACTTCACCTAATCCAGATAATTGCTGAAGTGTTACATCTTGTTTATACATTGATGAATATCCATCTCTACCTGTTGCTGATTCATGGTGCAAACGGAACCATTCCATAGCTTTTTGTGCTGCACTTGGAATAATAGCATCATAGATAGAAATACCTATATTATTCCAAACTGTTTTACCTTTTACATATCTTTGTACATTAATATGATCTAATGTTATTTCTCCATTTGCTGCAGATGGTTTTGCAGAAGCTTTAATTAAAAATGCAGGAATTAAATCTGTTCCGATACTCATGATGAAACGATTTGTATATTTTGGTTCCCATGAATATGCAGCATTATAAAATTCATTTTCTGTTCCAAAATCCTGTAATGATCCTGGAAATACTCCTTGACCGTCAGGTGAATCCGCGCCGTTAACAAAGCCTTCTAAATTAGATGAATTAATATCGTATGGCATTTATATCCTTTTCTTTTTATATAAATATTATATACAGTAAAAAAGGTAGACCAAAGCCTACCTCTTTTTTTTATTTCGTATAAAATATACTATTCAGGGAATTGTGCACCCGTTGGTTGAATATTAAAATCTAAGATAATAAATTCAGCCGTTCTTGTTGGTTGCAAGAAAATTTGTCCGTATAATATATTTTGATCGATTAGATCTGGAGTGTTATTGCTTGAGTCCATTATTACTCGGAAAGCATATAATCCTTGCTGATTTTTTACGCCCTCTAAATATGGATTAACAATAGCTTCAAATCTGTTTCGAGTTGCATTTGTGTTTTGCTCGAATACTAAATAACGAGTTGAAGATGCAATAAACTTCTTAACCGTAATTAATAGTCGTCGTACATTTACACGATCCAATGCACTAGGTCTTGCTTGAAGTGTTTTTTGTCCCCAAACAGCAATACCCAAGTTAGGGAAATTTGCAATTGGGTTAATTCTAGCTTCATACAAGTCTCCTTTTTGTTTTGGAGTCAATGTTAAATATGTATCAGTTGCCGACGTTAAACCACCTCTATTCAAACCTGCAGGGGCATACCATGGAGCAGATACACTATCATTAAATGCAATAACGCCTGGCATTACTACTGATGGTGGTACCCAGGTTGGTTTATTATTTCTAGGATTATTAATTTTAATCCATGGGAAATATGTTGCAGTATAACTTGAATCTAAACTATTAACTGTTGTGATAGCAGTTGTAACTGAATCTGTTAATGCATTTGAATCCATGATATAGAATGTGTCTTGTCGATCTTCTGCTAACTGACGAGCTGCTGCTGTTATAACTGGATGCAATGAATGAATTATACCAGGTGTTAACAACATGTTCATATCATAATAATCAGTGTTTCTTAATAATGCAAATGCTTTGTTATATGCAGTAGTACCAGTTGATGTTGTTGAACTACAATCAAATCCAAATGTGTTTGCTGCAGTAATATTAGTTCCGCTGAATTTAGGCAAGTTAGGACGAGCTCCGTCAAATCCTCCCTGATTTGGAACTATAAACTTTCTAGTATCCAATGAAACATTGCTAGTAAATGTTCCAGCTGTTAATGCAGCCGTTAATGATCCACTATATGGACTAGTTGTATTCGGGAATGCTGCAGCTGCTTGCTGAGACACATCTCCTAAATAGAAATCTGAATTGCTAGCAGTAGTCGACCCCGATGATGGTAGTGGAGCAAGATAAGTTAAGTTTGCTGCATCTGTAAAATCAAATCCATGATAATAATTGCTATTAAATGATCCGCCAACTGTTTGTGATGTGCTGTATACAGCGGCTTCTACATTAGCTGAGCCAGATGGATTTGGAATTGGAGATGTTAAAGCACGGAATCCAAATGGTACCAATGTTTTATCAACAATTTTATTAGCAACTGAATCAGTTACTTCTACGCGAATGTAGTTTGAATTATTTTCATAATCACCGTTTATAAGCAAATCGCCATTAGCTGAAACTGTTTTGTAACGATCGCCAATAACTCTAGAAATATATCTAGGAGAATCTGGATCTAAATTAACATTTCGGAATGACTCAACAATTTCTGGTGCTAAATCTGTATCAGCTGAATTATATACTGAACTAATTTGTGGAGGTACATTTGTTGTGTTTACTCTACGAACTTCTACAGTAAATGTTCCATAGCCATTCGGATCTGATACTTCTGTTGATAATCTTATA